GTTTTCAGTCTTCAGTTTTCAGTATTCAGCAAAACCAACAAACACTCCCTCATGAACTCCTTCACCGGACCCCTCCCGCGCCATCGATACATCTGGATCGACAGCGCCTTCATTTACAAAGAACCCCGCGGCTTCCTCCCCGCCGTCTGGTTTGCCCTGGCCAGCTGGCCCGGCCGCGCCTGGGGATGCACCGTCGTCCTCGAGTGCGGCGCCTGCTACCGCAACCTCCCGCCGCACGCATTGGCCTTTGACACCGAGCCCGAGCCCGTTTGGCCGATCACCGCCGCGCAACGCTGGGACTGCTATGGCTGGGAATGGAGCGCCAACGCCTACCCGTATCTTGACAGCCAACGCGTCATAGCCCGCACCTGCGACTCCCTCGAGCAACCCGGCGACTACCTCTTCAGCGTCGCCCCGCTCAACGACGGCTTCAGCGCCGAGCCTAGCCAGAACAAAGAATTTACCTTCATCGCCCTGGACAACGGCCGCCTGACCATCCAGCCCACCGACTACGTTCTCTTCGCCGATCAAAGTTTTACCACCCCGCAATGGCCCACCGGCATCCAACGCCAGCGCGACACCTACTCCTGCGAATAACTCTTTATGTCAACATACCAACCCAAACCTAACACCTGGACGTTGTTCCAGAACACCCGCAAGGCCAACGACACGCAACCCGACTACACCGGGAGCGCGATGCTCGAAATGCCCGACGGGACGGTCAAAGAATACCGGCTGAGCGCGTGGAAGCGCGTGAGCAAATCTGACGTCAAATTCATCGGCGGATTCATCAAGCCCAAGGAAGACCAACCCAAGCTGACCGAGGGAACCTCGCCGGCGACCGGCAACGAGGAACCCTGGTAAGGAAGCGGCCCGGATCTTGCCAATGATCTTCACCGACCACGTCATCCATAAGCCGCCCGAGTTGCTTGGCCGCGACAGCGCGGGCAACATCAAGGCGCGGTTTGCGGATGGCGTGCGGTGGCTCAGCGCCGAACAATTCACCGAGTTTCACCGGATCTTTGAAGAACGCATTCGCCAGGAGCAAGACGACCCCTATCGCTACGGCTACGTCATCCCGATTTGGCAAACGGCCGATGGGCAATTTGCCGAATTGCGCGAGAAATTCCCCAAAGGCGTGACCGAGCTGTTGATCCTGGGCGGCAACCGCGCCTCGAAATCGCGCTACCTGGCCCGCCGGGCCGTGCAAGTCCTGGTCAATAACCCGGGCGCCCGCGTCTGGTGCCTGCAATCCACCGAGTCCTCCTCGATTCAGAACCAGCAACCATACATTTGGGAATATTTGCCGGCGGAATGGAAGCCCGCGGCCTCCGGGAAGATGCGCAAAGGTGTCGTGACCAATATTACCTACAGTCAGAAAGGTGGCTTCACGGAAAATTCGTTCGTGCTGCCCAATGGCTCACAATGCTGGTTCAAATTTTATTCCATGGACGTGAAATCGGTGGAAGGTGCCGAGCTCTCGTATTGTTGGGCCGACGAATTGGTAAATCCTGAGTGGATCGAGGCATTGCGCTTCCGGTTAATCACCCGCAACGGCGAGTTGGCGGTCGGTTTCACCCCGATTCTTGGCTATACCGACACGGTCGCCGAATACCTGGCCGGCGCCGTGACCCTCGAGGACACGATCGCGGAGCTGGTTAAAGACAGTAAAGACCAGCCGCTGCGCGTGCCCCGGGTGCAGCAATGCGTCAAGCCCACGGCCCGTGTGGTCTACTTCCATACCCAGGACAATCCTTTCGGCAACTACGAGGCGATGAAGACCGAGCTGCTCAAGTCGCCCAAAGACCGCATCTTGATGCGGGCCTACGGAGTGCCGACAAAAAAGGCGGCCAATATGTTTGCCAAGTTCGACGCCCGCGTTCACGTCGTCGCGCCCGAGCTCATCCCGCGCCGCGGCGTCAACTACCACGTCGTCGACCCGTGCTCCGGGCGAAACTGGTTCATGCTGTGGGCCCGGTTTGACGAAGCCGGCCGGTGCTTTATCTACGACGAGTGGCCATCGCAAGTGCGCGAAGTGCCCGGCGTCGGCCTACCCGGGCCCTGGGCTGTGACCGGCGGTAACAATCCCGACGGCGTAGCCGGCGATGCGCAAAGATCGTTCGGCTTTGGGCTCAGCCATTACAAGCTCGAGATCGAGCACCTCGAAGCCCGGCACGCGGCCGCGGCCGACGACTATAGCATCTTTGAACGCACGATGGATTCGCGCTACGGCAACGCGGCCACCGTCTCCCGGGAAGGCGCCACCACACTGATCGAAGAATGTGCCGAGATCGGCCTGCACTTCACGGCCGCGCCCGGAGACGCCATTGCCGAAGGCGTGACCATGATCATCGACATGCTCAGCTACGACGGGAATCCAGAAGACATCAATGCACTCAACCAGCCGAAGCTCTACGTAAGCAGCAACTGCAAAAACGTGATTTTCGCGCTCAGCCAATACACCGGAACCGGCAACACCAAGACCGCCGGGACCAAAGATGCGATCGACTGCCTGCGCTACCTCGTTCTCAGCGGCGCCGCGTATGTCTCGACCAAGGATCTCGAAGTAAAACCCGTCGGCTCCTACTGATTTCTCTCAACCCTTAACCCTCAACTAAACAAATGACCAAACAGCTCCTCAAACGCGCCGACGTGCTCGAGTGGACCGGGCTTTCGCCCGACCAATATCGAAAGATGTTGGACGCCAAAGTCCTCCGCCCGATCAAACTCAAAGGCTACAAAATCAAATGGTTTCGCCGCCGCGACGTGGCCGAAGCCCTGCACTTGGAGGCCGCGCTATGATCAAAAAATCTCAGATGAAGTGCAACGCCCCCAAGCGCACGCCCGGCCACGCGACCAAGTCGCACGTGGTCAAGGCCTGCGCCGGTGGGGAAGAGAAAATTATCCGGTTCGGACAACAAGGCGTCATCGGCAGCCCGTCGGGCACGAAACGGAACAAAGCATTCAAAGCCCGACATGCCTCCAATATTGCGAAGGGCAAAATGTCCGCCGCGTATTGGGCAAACGCAACTAAGTGGAAGTAAAACTATGAACAAGAAAAACCCCGGCCTCTATGCCAACATCAACGCTCGCAAGAAAGCCGGCACCAGCCGGCCGAAGAGCAAGAGCACCGTCAGCCCGAAAATCTACAACCAGATGAAGAAGGGCATCGGTGCCTTCAGCCCGAAATGAGAAACCTCCTCCGCCGCGGCCGCCGCCTTTGGGGCCAACCACGTCATGCGGTCGATCTTTACCCGGTCCCGGCCGACTTTGATCCCAGCGAGGCGCTCGCCTTCACCCGCGAGAGTGCGCCGCCAGCCTGGCTCGCCGTCATGTCCGCTATCCAGGACCGCTTGGCCGACGCAACCAACCTGGCCAGCGCCATGGCCACGGCGAAAGAGCCCGGCTACCAAGCCCACGCCGCCGGCCAACTCTGCGCCCTGGTCGAACTCTACGACGACCTTGAAGCCAAGCGAGTCGAAGCGATGGCAGACCATTTGTAGCAAGGGCGCTCCACGGTATTCCGCGGTCTTGTCGGGGATTCCGCGGGATTCCTAACGTCCTGTCCTCGCATTTTCTTATCTCCGCCCGCATCTCTCGCGGCGCATGGATGTAAGGCAACGCGTCAAAAATATTGCAAAGCATGGCGTAAGCAATGCGAGCCGCATTTATTCCCCGGACGGTCTCGTTCCTTCTTCTGTGCACCGGGAAGGTTTCGCGCAGGTAAGCGGTCCTAATCAACCCTCTGCGCCTTCCCCAATCTCATGGCACGCCGGATAAAGAAAGCCGCGGCCAAGACGTCCATCCTGGTCGTTTGCAGCGACCTTCATTGCGGATCGTCCGTCGGGCTCATGCCGCCCGATAGCGAAAATCTCGCCGGCAACACGATCAATTTCGGCAAGAATCATCACCAGGCCTGGCTCTGGGAGTGTTGGCAAGATGCCCTGGCCCAAGTCGCCAGCATCGCCGGCCGCGATGCCTACGCCGTCCTGGTCAACGGCGACGCGACCGAAGGCATCCACCACCGGTCGCCGGAAGTCGTCGCCAGCTTGATCGAGAATCATTGCGCCATGGCGGCCGAAGCCCTCAAGCCGCTCACCTCGAAAGCCGCGACAACTTTTGTGACCAAAGGGACCGAGTGCCATACCCATGATGTCGAGAGCTATCTGGCCAGGCTGATCGGCGCCCAGGACGATGTCGCCCGCGAGAAGTGGCTGATCAACATCCACGGCTGCGCGGTCGACGCCACCCACCATATCGGCGCGACCAGCCGCGCCTACCTCGAGGCCAGCGCCCTGAGTATCACCTTGGGCAACGCCCGCCTCAACAGCGTCCGCGCCGGCCATCCGGTCGCCCAGGTCTATCTCCGCGGCCACCGCCATTGCGGCGGTGTCTTCAGCGACGGCTCCGGCCTGATCGGCGTGACCGGCGGCTGGCAATTCTTGACCCGGCACGGCCACAAAGTCGTCCCCGACAGCGTCCCGCGCCCCAGCATCTTGATCCTCGATTGGCGCGGCAAACCCCAAGGCGCCCTCCCGACCCCGACCCACATCTTCTACAACCCGCCGGCTCCCAAAGTCACCCGGATATGACCAAGAAGACGAAGATCACGGCCGAGCAGATCGAATCTTCGCTGGCCAATTTTTGCACCGAGCTGAAGAAGAGCCTCGTCAAGCTCGACACCGTCCCGCCCGGATGGTTCACCGTGGCGCAGCTCGCCGAAGAAATCGGCAAATCCAACTGCATCACCGGCAACCGCGTCCGCAAAATGGTCAAAGACGGCTCCGCCGAACGCCAGAACTTCGTCATCCAGCTGGAACAAAACGCCCGCGCCGTCCCGCACTACCGCCTCTTAAAGCAGTGAAATCCTACCGCATCGCCCTGGCGGACCTGCCGGTGGCCGTGCTGGCCTTGGATGAAATCTGTTTCCCCCACGACGACCGCATCACCACGGCCGAGAGCCTTTGGTGGATCGTCTGGCACGGCAAGCAGCCGGTCGGCTACGCCGGCCTCCGGCTTTGCCAGGCCAAGCAGAATCTCGGCCTCGCCTTCCTCTGCAGGGTAGGGGTGATCCCGGCTCACCGCGGCCGCGGCCTGCAAAAGCGCCTCATCCACGCCAGGGAACGCGCCGCCCGCCAGCTCGCGGTCAACGAGATCGTCACCTACTGCGTCCCCTGGAATTGCCCGAGCGTCAACAGCCTCATCGCCTGCGGCTACAAATTCTATCGCCCTGGCACGAAGTGGGGCGGCGCCGGTGCGGTGTATCTGCGCAAAGCCCTCCGCTAACCCGCGCACCGGACGGTATTTCGCGGGATTCTTGGGGAATGCGCGGTCTTTCAAACACGCCTCCCTATCATTCCGCGCCAGGCCCCCGTAATTCCCCATGCATGCGACCCGCATTCTGCATTGAGCGACGCACGCACGGCACCAACTACGGCGCCGGCCACTCCAATGCTGTCGCGTTCTTGGACGCTTAAAAACCATGTCAATGGATACACCACAGCAGGTGCCTACCACCGGAGCGGACGTCAGTGACGTCGATTTCGCCGAAGTCGCAGCCAACCTTGGGATTCAACTCAAGCAGCCAGCGCCCGAAGCCAAACCCGACGAAGAGACGCCCGAGCCAAACGAAGCAGCAACTGAC